AGAAGGTTGACGGTTTCATCCCTCCCCAGCATTTCCCCCAATGGCGTAGCCTTCTGTGCTGGTGCTTTTCCATCAGCAACAGCAAGAGTTTTGAGCTCAGAGGGAGAGGGAGAGGGAGAGGGAGAGGCTTCCGTTTGCTCAGGCTTGCTTGCGTTTGCTTCGGTTTGCTTGGATTCTCCACCCTTCTTGCCGGCATCCTTTTTCTTTTGAAGCCAGGTGAAATGATTCTTTGCGCCGACAACGGTCACGAACTCACCATCCACCTTGGCGAACACCGGGATCAAAGCTTCCGGAAACTGCTCTTTAAATTCATCCACGGAGATCCGCTTACCTTTACGGAACTTGTCCTGGCCGAAGCGAATCCAGCGCAGCGCCACCCCCAAGGCTTCGTCGTAACTTTTGATCTTGTCCGCGCCGGTGACCCGGCCAACGTCTACGAAAAATTCGTCTTCAATATTGATTCTTGGCATCTTATTCCCCCCGGAATACAGCTTCCGCGCACCGCTGCCTTGAGCGTCTTGCGTCGAAAGTTTGTGCTTTGATTTAAAAGTGGATTTGATAAGCTGTGAGTCCGTCGATTCGAGCAGGGTGCCACCTGTGAATAGTTCCAAGCGGCGGAATCTCCAACACACAAAACATCATCAAAAAAATGTACGGAATTTGTACGGCATACTTCGCATATTGGGCGGACTTCGCCGGACGTGAGCGGACGGCAGTCAGAGGCTAAGTCATTGACGACACTTGCAAACGTGCGAAATGAATGGTCTCTTGATTTTGGTGATTCATCTATCCCACTTTCTTCTAAGCAGTAGGTCGCACGTTCGAGTCGTGCCGGGATCGCCAAAACTTCCAAACACATACAAGATCTGACCAGTCTAAAAACTCCCTCAATGTACGGAATTTGTACGGCATGGTCTGTCTTCATGTCAGCGTCACCTTGGCGATCTCTGCCTTGAGGTTCTCAGGGAACAGATGCGAGTAGACGCGTTGAACCATTTGAATTGAAGTGCCAGCGATCTTCGCAACCGCGAAGGGGTCCACTTTTGCCAGAAGCGCGTGGGTGATAAACGAATGCCGGTGGTCGTAGTTCCGCCCGGCAATCCCGGCCGCTACAGACACCCGCTCCCATGGCCCGCGAAAGCCATCCTTTCGCATCGGCTTGGACGGATCGTCTCGGTGCGGGAACAGGAAGGGTGAGTCACCACTGGCTGCCAATTGCTGCACAAGTAGGGCCCGGGCGGCAGCATGGATCGGCACCGGTCGCCCGCGCTTGGTCTTCGTGTCGATCTTCTTAAGGCGAATCATGTCCGCCGGCAGATCGATCCGGTCCTTGGCGAGTTGGGTAATTTCTGACGGGCGCATTCCCATGTATTGTTCCATGACGGTGAACAGGTGGAAGGCAAGCCCTTCCTTCGCGGCTTCAGTTCGGATGGCCGCAAGTTTATCCACGGGGAAAGCCTGGCCGATCGATTCTTCTTCGCGCGCCGCTTTGAACTTGGCATCGGGATCGAAGAGCTCAGGTTTCTCGGTCATCTTCTTCTTGCGCTTGCACCAAGTCAGGAATGAGGACAAATACTTCCGCATGTTGGCGAACTGGATCTCCGGGTTTTTGGTGCGCTCGAGTTCAACAAACTCAGGCCAAGCGTCTTCAATCTCCATCAATGATTTGCCAGTGAAGAACGGTAGGAACTTTGTTTTTCCAAACTGTGTGTATTCGTAAAGGGTCTTTGGTCGGGCGACAGCGGTCTTGTCCCCGGCCTCTTTCGCCTTGAGGAACGCCGGCCATACATCTTCGAACATCTCTTTAGGCTTGTGCCAATCGACACCAAGAAGGATGCAGTTCTCAATGTCGTCCGTCATGCGAACGGCGGTGCTGAAGTTCTGAGTGCTGAGAGATTCCTGCACCACCACGCCACGCTTCTCGAAGCGCGCCCAGTAGAACTTTCCGCGCCGCTTGATACGCGTGTCTTTTGTCGGCTGCCAAACCTTACCGCTCATAGCTTCTTCACGTCTGCCTTGAGTTCGTCGGGAACGAACCTAGTCTTGCGTCCGATCTTGTGATAGCGAATCTTTTTCTTGGCCATCAACTCATAGACTGTGGACCGCGATACCTTCATGAAGGCAATCGCATCTTCAAGATCCCAAAGAGATTCAATTTTCTTTTCCCCCACGTGTCCCCCTAATTGAGTTTGATCTCAGTCCATTCGCCCATTGAATTCTTAAACAGCTTTACCCCACGCTCTTTCTCTATGTCCGGAAGAGATCGATCGCCGCTACAGCCCACGCAAGGTGCAACAAAGTTCATTGGCTGTAAGGTCATCCAGCGCTTTCCATCGCAGAGCCCGCACTCGCCTTGTTCGTTAGTTCCGTACATTAGTTCCATCGATTCCTCTTTCCCTTTACAATCTGACTAAGGCGCATCTTTACTGCCGGCGAGACGTTCTTGCGTGCAAATGTGAGTGCGCGGCGCAGCCGCCCAACCTCCTTGCGAAGACGCGTCGAGGCCTGGATGTACTCCTTGAAGATCTGTTCCTTCTCAAGCTTCAGAACTTCGAAAGACTTCTTATCCACAGCTGCGATGTGTTCGCTCATGAACGGGTTATTTGGATGAGGTCGAACGATGTGGCCAGTCACTCTTGGTTGCATAGCACCCCCATAAAAGAACTCGAGCCCGTCTTGTATTGAAGGAACGCTATTGGACAATTGTGGTTTATAGACGGGCTCAAGAAAGTCTCCTTTAAGTGAACGCCTCGAGAGTTTTACAGGACCCATTCCCGCTAAGTTATGGGTGTCCCAAGGCGCTCACTTAAAGTGCCCCGATTCGTTCGGGGCCGACGCAACCGTATGACGGGCCGGTTGACCTTCGGGTTTAGTTAACGACTTTCCTTCGTCGAGCGCCTTGATTTATTCAGCCCCGCTATGTCTCACCGACACGCTACTGTGGGTCTTCTACGCTCGCACTCAACCGTTCGACCAATCCGGTAAGGCTTTTCTAAAAGTCCGAGGCCGGTCGCGACTCCGGCACCCGTCGCTCCACTGCCGTTGAGCGACTCTTGGCAGAATTCACGTGTCTCTAGTGGAATCCTTGGTCAGGTATATTGGACCGCCAATTCCACAGCTTCCCACGCCGCTCGGACAAAACTTCAAACTCTCAACAACATCAGCACTGCCCATGCAGAGCCGAGAATGCAAACAACACAAATCAAATTAAATAACCATGCAGCTGCGCTACTCACCCCGACTCTCATCAATCACCCGATGCCATGGCAGTGCGTTCGTCGCGAGCCTTTGCCAAAAGTTCCGTAATGAACTTTGAATCTGCCTTGCTCAAGTCATTCCGCAAAGTCGCGCGCATATTCTCAACACAGCGAACAAGGTCATCAAAAAGGTTCACGCGTCTAATCAGTTCATCAACCAACTTCTGATCATCTCTGAATCCTTTGATCTGATAGAACGAAATTAGGGTGCTGCCTTTTGAGTCTTGAATCTTGATCCACTCATCCGGAGAAAGCTCCGCGCCAGTGATGCTGCAGAACTTCGGCTTCACTTCATGCACTGATGTTAGCGGTGTCTTGAATGGTTCGCTCATGTTCCAATCCTCCGAATACCTTTGAGCTTTAAAACTTCAATCATCACCGGCTTGAAGTCCGGTTGAAACAAATGGGCAACGGCCTGATCAAGTTCTTTCTGAACTTGAGTGCGCTCACTTGGTTTCCAATTGCGCGCAATCTCAAGCTGGCCTTCCCAAATCTTCCGGAACTTCGGACACATGTTGGGATGATCGGCTGGGTTACTCACGCGACTTCCTCGCCACACTCTTCGCGCTCACAATCGCCGACCGTGTCGCCCTCGAAGTAAACACCACGCCCACAGCATGAACGCCCGACTTCGCAATACTCTTTGCACACAACGCACATGCCGGACTCACCGATACATGTGTCACACTTTTCTGCTTCACTCATGCGCTCACCGAATTGCCTTCAATGATCTTGTTAGTCTCAGCGATGCGCTTCCATTGGTCGCCATACTTCACGCCAAGGCTTGCAAGCATCTTGTCCATGTCTTCAAGGAATGCAGGGATCTCGTCGTCAAAACGCTTCTGCACTTCTTCATCGCGAGGAATGGTCACGTACTTCATGGGCTGCGCAAACATGCGCGGATCAGCCTGGCCGAAGTCCCACTCACCTGCATCAAGAACACGAATGCAGAATTGAACTTGCTTGTACCATTCCGGCTTAATCTTATCGGCGCACAAGAACTTGATATAGTTTGCGGTCCTATAGGGGCATTTAATCTCAACGCCCTTCAGGTCCGTGACAAGACCATCGGGCGAACAGCCTTCACGGAACTTGTCGTCTTTGAATACGAATGTAACGGGCTGAACAGTAAGGCCGGTTTCAAACTCGTAACCGGCGCGCACGCCTGCCTCATTCTGTTTTCCCCAGCTCAATGCCTTGGCATCGATCTCTTCAATCTCGCTCGTACAAACCTGGCCCACCAGATCACAGAGATACGTTAGGCGCGTTTCTGAACCAGGCTTGGCAAGAGCATCACCAATCTTGCTTGCTGACAAAACACCAAGCTTTATCCTGAGCCAAGCCTCAGAGCCTTGTTCCGCGCCAATTGCGGAAATGCCGTATTGCTTTTCAAACTTCGCAAGGAGTGCATCAATCTCAGCCAGCTTCTTCATTCACAGTTCCCTTCTTCTTGCGCGCATTTAGCGCCAAGGCGTTCAACATGTTTTTGGATTGTGTGATCTCGGTGGCGGTCAATTCATCAATCGATCTGATCTCGCGGCGGTGAGTGGCCACTAAGTAATTCAAATACTTTTCTTCTGAGCGGTCGAGTTCGACCAAGAACTCGCGAATGGTCTTTAGGTCCTTCGCTCTTGCGTCTTCAGTCGGAGCGGCAATCAAGGCCGGTGCATTCAGGTCAACGCCGTCAGCCTCATCACTTGCGGCCACTGCTTTATCAAGGCGAGTGCGGTCCGTCTTCGGCCAAGACTTGTAACCACGGCGGATGACCGTCTTCTTGTCCATCTCAACTTCATCCGTAACCCAGGGGCATGTCTTGGAATTGTCGCGAACAAATGCCTTCCACGCCTCTGAGCGGTCACGGATTGCATGGATGTCCTTGATTGACATGTAATCCACCAAGTACTCAGCATCCGGAGTCTTGGCGACAACATACGCGCCGACAACTTTGCCGCGCTCGCCGAACGGGTTGAACTCATGTTGGGGGGGCGTGTTCAATCCTCTGTGCAGGAACGTATCGTTAGCGCAAACTACTTCGGCCTTCGCCCAAAGAATTGCCCCTGCATCGGTGGCAAGCTTTACGAGTCCTTGATAAGAAACGTCTAAGCAGATCTTGCCTTTGCGAGGAACCAAGTAGGCAAGCTTCTCAACGGGCGAGAGCGTGAGTCCAATTGCCGCCACATTCAAGACTGCATCTTTCAATGAATCTTGGTTTGCTGCCGCAACTCGAGTCAGGTACTCGTTCCCCTTCAAGATCTGCAATGCGTATCCACACTCTTGCGCGAACGTCACAGCGTTGTGGGTTTGCGCAAGCTTGTTGAACTGAGGCTCAAGTCCCTGAACAATTTGAGTCACGGAATTGAGGTTGTGTTGCGCGCTCATTAACCGCGCTCCAAACAATGAGTCAGCACGCGCTGAAGTGCTTCGGCAATCTCGGGCTTACCCTCAGCATCAGCCTTCAAAATCTCGGGTGCGAAACGATTGCGTAGATACTCAGTCATTGCGTCCATCGCGCCACCAACTGGATTAGGTCGGCGAACCTTCAAGATCATTTGAGTGCACGCCTCGCGAAGGTTCGAAGGCGTACCAGATAAAATCTTCGGAGCCCCTGTCATGTTTCCATCCTCGCGCACGAATGCGCCTTGCGCCCTTGACGGGCGTTCACGTTCAATCTAATTGCCATTCAAATTTTAAGAGGCCTTCGCCTTGCCCTTACTCAGGGCTGCAAGCGCGTCTTCAATGATCTCCATCGTCCGGCGGTGCAAACGACCGGGCGAATATGAACCATTGATAAGACCGCGCGTGGTCGATTCCCCAAGTCCGCCGGTTATCAACGCTAACCAAACCGTGCGGTACCCATGTTTCTTAACTGCCTTTGGCACTTCGGCCATGAGTTCTTCACTCGTCATGCTGAGAGAATACGCATTATAGCGCATGAATTCAACTGGAATCTTGCGTTTTGGTGCAGTTCACACTGCGCGATAGCGCAAGTAGGCTCAACCAGTGCAGATTTATCGATCCCATTTTGGGCAAAAATTAAAAGCCGCGCGGCAGTCAGCGGGCCTAACTCAGGCAAAGTTCGCCGAGGATAAGCGCGTTGGCGTGGACCCAACTACTGTGTGGCGGTGGGAAAAGGGAGAGGTGTTTCCTGAGGACTTCAGGATGCCAGGGATCTATCAAGTCCTTGGCGTGAATGAAGCATACTTCAACCCGGCGAGCGCTCCCCCGCGAAAGCTTTCGGCAGCTCAGAAGCGACAATTAGTTGAGGCTGATCCGACTTCGTGGAGCCACCAGACTGTTGCCCTTCTCCTTGAAGAACTCGCAGCTGCGCCCGAGAAGTTGCGCGCCGTTTCGCTCGCGTTGCTTTTCCAGAACTGGGATCTGGCTGCAAAGTACAAGAGTGATCTTGCGGGTCTAATGCCCAAGTCAAAAGCGCGTTAAACACGTCTCGTGGATCCATCATAGTTGCCCCCTTGCAAACCAGCGTACATCCCACAGCAGGGTTTAAATCATTTTAATGTAAACATGACGTTCGATTTACGGACATTGCCGGATAAGATCAACACTAATTTCATTAGTGTTCACATATATTAATCGAAGGATTGCACCAGTTTGGCACGCCTTCGCTAAATTGTTCTCGGCCTATATCAAGTATGGTTTATCATTTACTTATGTTTAGAACAGTGTGCCTTTTGTTTATATGCATAAGTATCGCAGCTTGCGCCAAGGATGAGGAAACAAGTACTCAGCCCGCGGCGGCCGCTCAGCGCATTCCTGAAGAATGTACTTATCAAGTCACTGCCGCCCACACATTTATCGATGGCTATACTTTCAACGCGGACCGATATGACTGCGCACTTCAGTCGCGGATGTCATGCAAACTTTACGATGCAGGTGATGACCAGATCGAACTGCTGTGTGAAGAAATCAACCCGGCGCTGCCCCAAGGTGTTCCCTCAGGGTGCACGTACCAAGGCGGCAGCTCGACTTCAACTGTCCACTGGTTCATTGGGTACGGCCTTCTTTATTCAGAGGCATACACTTGCGGGTCGATCGGCGACGGCCTGGCTTGCACATACTTCACCCACCCAGGGAATCAATGCAGTGACACCAATGGAACCGCCGCCGATGATTGTGGACTCTATGAAGATGATGAAGTCCACGAAGAGATTCGCTGCTCTAAGTTCTAGTTAACGTCAGTCCATGCGCCATTCGCCACGCCCACAGCGCTCCACAAGTTTGCACTCGTGGCCTCAAGCGTGATTGAAGAACCGATGTCAGTACAGCGAATCTCATCACCTGCAGAGGGTGTGATTGCGGCACCAGTGCCAGCGGCAACAGAGTTGATCACTCCGATTACATCAGTCCCGTCCGCCGGATCGATGTCCATATCATCCGCTGTTCCGCAAATGAATGTATAGCGACAACCCAAAACGGTGGATGCTTCGGGCAAGGGCTGAACAGCCGCGCCGGCACTAATCACAGTCGAGCCGCATTGTGCAGCTGTTAGCGCGGTGGTGGATGCAGTTACGCGATTCTGTAAGAAACCGTTGAGCTGGTCTCCGCCATCACCAGTGACATCACCAGTTGCCGTGAGGCTTACCGGCGTGACCGTGACCTTACCGCTGCTGATTGTACAAGACAGACCGGATGCACACTGGATCTTGTGTGCCCCGCCAACGCGGTCGCCGGAAGAATTGTAAACCGTAAACGCCGCGTGAACATCGGCACAGAAAAACGCGGCCATGAGAACTGAAAGAAGAAAACGCATGAAACCCTCCTATAGGTTTTGTCTATCGTCGCAATTGCATTGATAGGTTAATCCTATGGATGGCTAGAATTCAAGTCTCGCTTAAGCGGCCTTCTTCTTAACTAATTGAACGTGAGGGCGATCCCAAGACAGGAACTCAACGGACACTCCAGCACGTGCAGCCGCAACCTTCATCTGTCTGCGCATCTCCGCGAATTTCGCGAGGTATTCAGGATCATCCCAATCTTTGGGATTCTTCGGGATGGGGTGAGGGTATGCATCGAATGCTGTGGACGGCATGGTGTTGTGGCGCGACTTCGGCCACGGGGCTTTCGAATACCCGCCGCGGACAGCTGCATCTTGGTCTGCCTTGTTGCGATGCCCGGTAGTGACAACAACAGGAAAGATCTTCTCAAGCTCAGCGGCCATCTTCTGAAGATCGGGGTGACACTGAGCCAGGTTCTTTAAGCTTCGTTCATTATATTTGAAGTCACCCGTCTGAACAGGCTGCTCTCGTTCATCGGGCTTTTCGGCAAGCGCCGCGACGGCAAGCTTTAAGTGAGCGAGCGTTGTGGTGCCACAGCGGCCATCAACCGTGAGCTTCCGACTTTGCTGGAATGATCGCACCCCGGCATCAGTGCGCGGTCCGAACTTCCCATCAGCTTCGCCAATGTTAATGCCCAAGGTGATGAGCATTCTTTGGATCTGTAAAACCTGAGGGCCTCTGCTGCCTTCTTTATAGATCGCCATTACTTGCACCTTTGCTTAGCAATTTGGATGACTGTGTCTGTCCAGTCTTCTAGTTCGTTGAAGTCATCAAGCGAAACGGCTTGAGCGTTTTCCATGCGAGGATCATTCAGTGCACGGTTCTCACATTTTTTAGTTTCGGAATTGCAGCAGCGCCATTTGCTGAACTTGATCGAGTAAGTACACTTGTCGTGTTCAGGCGCATCCGGAACTTCTTTGCCACAGCCAATCGCGCTAAGGCTTAGAGCCATTGCGATGCAAGCGATCAGACGCTTCATTGAATTCCTCTTCTGTTTGAGCGTTGTTCAAATCTTCCGATGCTTCTTTGCGTTCTTGTGAGCGCTTCTCAGCTTCGGCCTTCGCCTTCGCATCGGCTGCATCCTGGGCTTGGCGAACCAAACCCAGGAGCTCCAGAACCAGGCGAATGAGAGACCACAGTCCTGAAAGCCAACTCATTACTTAGGCTCTTCTTGCTTCGGCTTGCGCGAGAACTTCGAGAGGAAGTCCAATGCTGATTGCAAAGCCTTCTCCGGCTGATCTCCAGGGATGAGCATCGCCAATGCGATCAGCGCACCAAGTGCGACAACTGCAGACTCGATGATGACCTGGTAATTCGCGAGCAACCATTTTCCTAGTTCTAGAACATTATCCATTCGCTTCTCCTTTGGCTTAGTTAAGCCGGTTTAATTTCCATTCCACGTAAACAATTAGAATTGCGGCAACGACTCCATTCAGCCAGCCACTGGCTTTTCCAAACACACCGCGAGCTCCGCGCAATTCAGCCATCTCTTCGCGCAGCTTCTTAATGTCCGCGCGCATCTCCTGATTGAGTTCTAGTAGAAGAGTGAGTCGGTCGGATTCCATCGACTATCCATTCCAGCCCGTGACGCGCCAACGCGCATTCCACATGATTTTGTCGCCGCTTGCCCACGTGAAAGGGATGTTGGAAGAGGTATTTGCCTGAGCCCCGTAGCTGCCCGACGCAGCAGAAGCACTTAAAAATACGGCGCTCGATGAAACGGTATGAACTTTGCCTTCAAAATATGTGGAGTTACCATTGTTGACGAATGCAGATTGTCCCAAGGGGTGAACTTTCGTACTTGGCGAAGGATATACCGCGGGATCAAATGCATAGGCTGCCGGAACAGTAACGGTAAGCTGTGTTAGGGAAAATGCACCACTTGCAGTGGTGATGCCTTCGACTTCTAACCATTGCCCATTCCGCGTGAGGCTTACGGATGTAGAACAATTGGACTCACTATCCGTCCACGCTTCTGTGGCCGAAAAGGCAGTGCGCCTTTCAAGGATGAGCCAATTCGATCCATCACAAACAATCTTTAACTTTTCATATTGTGTGTTAAGCGTCGTCGTCGTGGCGCCGTTAATGGTTTCCGAGGAATTGCCGTCAACGGTGATAGCGTTCGCCGAAGAGTCCGTCTTGATGATCTCAAGTACAGCTCCGGAGTTTCCCGATGCCGCGGGCAGATTTACCGTGAATGCACCGCCACTCGCATCACAGCGAATTACATCGTCTGACGTGGTGGCCGAATAGGTGCTTGTCTTAGATGAAGTAACGGTGACCTTAGCCACCGCTCCGGTCGCAAGCTTAGGCCGCGAAACAGATCCCTCTTCCGGTGTCGCGAGTTCAAGCGTTTGAAAGTTGGTTCCATCGTAAACCAATGTGTAAACGCGCCCGGTTGTAATGTTACCGGCGACAAGCGCGGCGCCGGACTGAGTCTTCAAATCTTTATTGCCAAGGCCAGAGACGTTTACGGTCACAGCACCGGTGTTTGTATTTGTGGCCTTGAAGGCAACGCGAATGCCATTGCTGTAAGAACCAAGCGCCGGGCTTGTGGTGAGCGTTATGGCGTCACCAGTTCCGCCAACTGTTCCGGCCCAGAGAAGTGTGGCTGCGCTCGCAGCATACGCAGCGGCGTTCGATTCGCTCAATGCGGCAGCGGCTTCGCTCGCGGCTGCGTTTGTTTCCGACGTCGCGGCGGCGGTCTCTGAGGCAGCGGCAGCCGTTTCGCTCGCGGCGGCATTGGTCTCCGAAGTCGCAGCGGCAGTTTCACTTGCGGCGGCCGCGGTCTCACTCGCAGCTGCATTTGTTTCCGATGTTGCGGCAGCGGTCTCTGAAGCGGCGGCGGCGGTTTCGCTTGCAGCTGCGGCGGTCTCTGAGGCGGCTGCGTTTGTTTCCGACGTCGCGGCGGCAGTCTCTGAGGCAGCGGCAGCGGAAGCGCTTGCAGCTGCGGCAGTTTCGCTTGCATCAGCTGCAGTTTCAGATGCGGCGGCGGCCAATTCAGACGCAGCGGCCGCGGCAGCACTTGCAGCGGCTAATATCGCTTGCTCATCAGGATCATAGTCGGAATTCTCGAAGACACCCTCGGCAGTCCACTTGAGTGTCTTGCCGGTGCTGGGCTCCGGAAGCTCAGCGCCTTCCGAGGAGCTTGTGACCGGGAACTTAAGAGCTCGCCCGATGCGCTCTGCAAGCATAATGTTTTGAATGTGAAGTCGATTAATCTCGGCTTGAAGATCATAGGTGCTGATGTTGTTCAGCAGAGACAAGTCATACTCTGAGCCAAGCCCAGGCACGTTGATGATCAGCACATCAAGTGTTGAAGCCGGCGCGCTCAACATTGTAATCGAGCCACCCTCGGCACTTTCATTTAATGAGACCGTGTAATCCGTTGTGAGCGTCTTTAATGTACCCACGCCCGTTGAGCGAACTATCGTGTATACAAGCAGGTCGCTCGCTTGGATCACCGCGAAGTCAAAAGTGAACAGGACGGTCGATGCGTCCCCTGTGTGCTTAATCCGATTTGTCTCGTTACTGACTGCCATCTATTCTTCTCCTGCTATGAGCGAGGGATCAATGCCTTCAAGTCCTTGTCCAGGCGACCACCAAAACTTCTGCCCAGATTCCTTAGTCAATTTCCGCTCAAGCTTTCGCATTCGCCGATCGAACTGTGGATCCACAAGTCTTTCGAAGTTATCTAAGATCAATCTTTCCAGAGCCAAACGCCCATACCAGAGGGAGCCAAGCGGAATGTTTCTCTTTGCCACTCTAAATAGATCTCGCCCCGGATTGGCCTCATCGCCTTCAAAAACTGCCCGGTCAAAGTTGCCTTTAGTCGCGGTGTAAATGTCCTCGAAAAGTCCAGGGATCGGACCCATGGCTTCGGTAATTGGATTGCGGCCAAACCTCGAGTAGTCGCCTAAGAAGAAGTCACCCATGAGGCCAAGGCCCCCGCCCTGAAGCATCGCTGCCATCCAGAACTTTGGGTTGTCCATCGGGTTTGATTCTTTCGTGGTCTTACCTTTGACAATCTCTTTGAGCTGCATTGCGAGCCCACCGAGAAGTGTGGTGCCAATCATCGTGACTGCTAGGTGATCGAACTTGCGCTTGTTAAGTGGCGCGCTTCCTAAGAATGCATTGCTAAGCTTCGCGTCCCCAAAACCTGCCCGGCGCATTGCCGGAAGCAGATGAGTCATGATCACCGTGATTGGGAAAGACTTAAACATTGTGAGCGACGACATAACCGCGCGACTCGCAGTGGCCGGACCACCGTCGCCAAGAAGCGCGCCGGATGTAATTGCGCGAGTGGAGAGTCGAACTTCGTTTGCGGCGGATTGCCTTAGGTACATCAGCCAGTCGTCAATCTTGTCCGCAACTTCCTTGGCTCGCGCCGGATCTAGCTTTGAATCCACGCGAAGTTCACTTGTGATGAGGAACTTGCCTTCACCAGCATTAACCAGATCGGCCTTTGCGAGCTCATCCCAGTCACGCTTGTTGAGTTCAAACTTCTTAAGATTGGCTTTTAGATCAGGATCAAGATCTGCCCACCCAGTTTTACGGGCGAGGGTTTCAGCGAGTGTCGCCATTCCCTCTAATGCAATCGAGTCTTGAGTTGCCTTAGTCATTGCGCCAAGGCCCGACATTTTGTTGGTCATGCCGGAAAGCCATCCGGTCCACCCAGACATGCTGTTCTCACCAGCAAAGCGGGCATCCTCAAGGACGGAACCAGCGATGGATTCAACTATGTAACCGGAACGACGTGCAATCTCTTTGGCTTCAGACCCACCGCTTAGAGATTGAAAGTACTTGCCCATGGCTCGCGTGGCGCTAAGTCCGTTGATCTTCGCTGTGACCGCAATAAACGCTGTATCTGAGATTGCGGAGATCGAGGCGCTTCCAAGCATCGCTGACCGGATCCAATTCTGTGTCCCAGAGAATAGACGCCAAACGGCTGAGTCGGTGTCCCCGCCCTCAAAGCGCGAAGTCAAAATCCTGAACTGCGCATCCGTCCACTTCTTCTTCCATGTGGGTGAGCCTGCCGCATCGATCTTGAAATTAAGAAAGCGTGCGAGCCCAGACGGCCTGGGCCCCATGACCTCAAGAACGCCAATGTCTTTTGAAATGGAATCGACGGAACCAAGAAAAGCGCTGATCAAGCCCTTGTCGCCCACTCCAAACTTCGCGTTGTACTCGAGGAATGCATTCGCATCTTTGAATTGCATGAAGCGGGACTTGGTGCGCTTCTGATCAATGTCAGATCCGCGGCCCATGGGCGCTTCGCCTTTTCGACTGAGCTCTAAAAGATCAGATCTTCCGGCGGTTACAATCGAGTCATATTCTTTATAAAGTATACTTTTCAGCTTCTCGGCGGTGAAACCCGCACCCGTTGATTCGTCGATCATCTTCTCGCGATCGAGGCGCGCGAGAGTGTAATCCACCCATTCGTCTTTTGAGACTTTGCGGATCGATTCCTTCTTATGAACTTGAGGGAAATAGTTTTCGATCTTACCAATGATTCCGCCGGCTGATTTGTAGCGCGCGTGCAAGTAGTCGAACGTCTGCTTCATCACATCGGCGGCTTGCCTGGCCGCTGGCTCATCCACGGCTTCCCCGAGTAAATGGCGAACGCCTTTGGCAAACGTGTCGTAGTCGCGGCCAGTCTCTAGGAAGTTCGCCTTAAGCGTTTCAGCGGCCTTGTCCATAAACTTATAGGCCATCTTCTGAACCGATTGCCCGCGCCAGGCTGCGCGCTGATACATGTCGGCCGCGTACTTGGGCGCGAAAGACGCCTCATCTTCGCCGGACTCTTTTAGCTTCTCGGCGTAGTCTGCATTCACTTCTTGTTGCTTGAGTGCGGCTTGCCTTAAGTTCCGCTGAGCTTCATCAATCAATTGCCTACGGCCCTGGAGGAAGTCTTCAGCCGCGAGCTCAGCCGCTTCTTCAGAGCGCCCGGCAAGGAAGTATTTCTTGGCGCGCTCATCAACTTGTTTGAAGATCTGTTCGGCCTGCTCCTTAGTGATCTCGCCGGACGTGACTTTGCCAATGATGCAATCTTTAAACTTCACTCGCCACCCCCAAGGCCACATGCAGAGATGGATGAGAAGAACTTCTCATCCTCATCAAACTTGGCGCGAAGCTCCGCCGCGGACACGTCGCCTTTTTCTTCATCCATAAACACGCGCTCATCCGACTTGCCCACACGCTCATCAAAGTCTGCGCGCTCGCGCGCCTTGTATGCCGGACTCTCATACATATCTAAAAGTTCCTGTTGGCGCTGGACCTGGGGTGCGTCCACGTCATTAAAATCGAAGATCTCGTTGCCCCTGGCAGGCGCCTCGGCTTTGACCACGGGCGAATCTTCCACCATGCGCTCATGGATCTTGGCTGTGGATTCATCCATCTTTGTACGGTCAAGGCTTCTAATCTGTTCATCGGTGACGGGAATCTTTTCTGGATCGATGGGCCTGCCAGCGTTGGCGGCTGCGTCCACTTCACTAAGCGCCCGCGCGTGAGCTTCCGGATCAACACCCTCGCCAAGGCGTACTGGGCTCGCTTCTTCCATATGCAGGCGTCTTGATTCGTATGTGGCAGCCGCGGCGGCTAGGGGGTTGTCGCGCTCAGAGAACTTCGATGCGAGCTCAAGCATCCCAAGGCTTCGGGCTTTGGCGATCCCTGCAGGAATACCCTTCATCACACCAGAGATTCCGGCACCGAAGACGGCGGCAAGGCCAGCGTTTTCAGCTAGGTCCTTTAAGCCGTATTCATTTCCAAGTTCCTTCTGCCATTCTGATATGTGTGGATGTGAAATGATCTCAGCGCCGACGTTAACACCAGCTTCAATGAGCGCCGTCTTTATGATGCCCGCACCAACTCCAGCGCCTAACGGCATGGTGGCAAGGTTAAGCGGATCCATCGCAGATGCGGCAACCCCGCCGGCCAGCGACCCAGCAAGGCGCGAGGTATCGGTCGCACCAGCCTGAACCTTTTCTGTCGTAGCCAGCGATGCACGCGCCTTGCTCTTTACAATCTCGGCGATCTCGCCTGAGGTTCCGATGTCTTTGAACCTATCGGGATCTTCGGATTTAAGCTTGGTCAGGTATTGATCAATGGCCTCGCGGCGCTTCTCATGATCCTCTGGGTTCGCCGCCCAGTTTGGCTTCTCATAGTCCTCGCCAACTTGGCCCTGAAACACATCTTGATATATGTCGCGCCCGGTGACTTCCTTGTATTTACGGTCTCGCGCAACCCTCTCGCGGTCTTCATAGAACTCTTTTGAATTGAATAAGTAATTGCGCGAGGTCGAATCAAAAGCCGCACTGAAGACATCACCAAAATCAGTTGCCGGACTTTGAGCAACCTCAAAGCCTGTGTCCAATTTAGATTGATCGATCAGCCCAAAGACGCTCATTTTTTGCCGCCGGCCACAAGTTCATCACTGACCACAACGGCCTTAGGGTCTGGGTTGATCTTTGGTGATCTGGCAGCATTCGCGTAATCGCGCCACGTCTTGCCGGGCGGCTTACCCGCTTCGATTGCCTTTAAGTCTAAATTAAACGGCCGCTTGTTCTTGTCGAGTGCGAGGCCTTCCTCAGTAAAGATCCAATATTGACCTTCACCCACGGCTTTAAGTTTGATGCGACCATTGGCCTTCTTAAGGTTTATAGGATCACCGCTTGCCGTGCGCGGAACATCGCCCAGAATCTTTTCAACTTGATTGTCCCTGAGCTCATCAACCAGATCTTCAAACTGGTCTTCATTCAGGAACTGACCCTGCTTGCCTCGAAAGCTTGCGGTCTTTACACCATTGATATCAGCGACCGGGCCCATCACAGACTTAAGGGCTTCTTTTAAATCGTTATCGACAAAGTCTTTCGGACTCTTGCCGCGCGAGAAAACGTTGTTGGTCATGAGTGCGGTGGCGGCTTGCTTGATAGCTAGGCGCGCGCCCGGATCTTCAATGGCCGTCCCCACATACGCTTCGAAAGCTTCTTCAACTGCCGAATCAGCCGGCGCGTCCACGGGTTTACCTGTACCCTCAGGACCTCTGCGAAGAAGAGTCATGCCCTTTACAATGCCCGCCGCTGAGTTCTTATCGTCACCGGCAATCATCATGGCTGCAGATAGGCCCGGCTCTTTCGCAAACAACTGACGCCCAATTAGCGCCTTTTGTTGCGGTGAGATCTTGTCATCAAGATTGTTCATTAGGGCTGCAGCATCCGTTGGCGACCTGGCCATAAACGAATCAGCTAAATAGTCCACTTCGCCGTCTGAGAGGAAGGGAATCTCCATTGCGTGTTTCTTTGATTTTTCTGCAATAAAGGATTCGCGCTTGGTGAATGAGTTGATGATGGATTTTGGATCACCCTCGAGTTGCACAGGCGGAAGGCCCTTAGTCTCACCGATCTCGGTCAAATATTTCCAAGGCTGCTTTCCCTTTAATGACAAGAGCTTCTCTTGGCGGTTTTGAAACATCTCGCGTTTGCGATCGATCATCTCATAGGCGCGCCGAGTGTTGTCCGCGCCCAAAACTTCATCGTATTTCTTTGAATCCAATAAGCGCTGGGCATCGCCAAGGCGGTCCTTCTCAATCATCCCTTGCACAAGGTTAGCGGTGATCTCGCGCTTGCCCACTTGATTGATGCTATCGACCGCTTCTTTGGACATGGCCGTGCTCGCGGAAACGAGAAGCATGTCGTGCTGTTTGAAGATGTCTTCTAATTTATTCGGATCAGCCGTACGGAAGGCCTCAAGCTGAAGCGTTTGGCTTGAGCGATCAATGTCGTCACCAATGTTCTTAACCAATTGCTGGTTTGCCCACTGATTGCCTTGAACTGAAAGCCTACGCTTTAAGTCGTCGCCCATGCGCTGCAAGCTTGATCTCGCCTGGTCACTTGGCGCAGCTCCGCCGATCTCTTCGATGTCCTTTTGAATAGCCTCTTGCAGCGACTTTTCTTGTCCCAAGGGGTTTGAAGCATTGTTCTTCTGCCAATCGATCATGCGCTGGCTTGCCCTGGTTTCAAGGTCAATTGCGCGCGAAGAAAGGAAGTTAGCTTCCTGTGCCTGGCGCTGACGCTGAAAGAAGTCTTGGGCGGCATCGGCACCGGAAGCTATGATGTTCCCTATGTCATCAGCCCGGTCCACATTGGACGGGTTTGCCAGCGAGGCTTGTTGCCGTTGGTACTCTGGAATTCTTCCCATGATCTTCCCCTAGTCCATCCCGGTTGAAAGGTAAGACGTGCCGCCGCTGTACGACTTGGTATTCACGCCGCTTGAAGGAGTAAATCCACCACCCCCGCCGCCACCCATTCCGCCCATTGCGCCGCCCATCTTGGCCATGCCATTGGTGACGCCACCGATAAACTGAGCGCGGCCTTGGGCCGCAACCCCATGCGCTTTGTTTCGCCCGGACTCTCTGAGCCTTAGGCGATCGGCAAGGCCTTTAGATCTTGTCTCTTCAATTACAAGAAGTGGTGAGCCATCTAAGATCACCCCGCTCTTTGCGTAACGGGATTCTTGCTCAGACATGAGCTTGTTGTTTTCGTCTTCCATCTGAAGCGCCTGAGCTTCAGCATCGTTCATGATGTTCTTGGCTTCTTTGCGTGATTCACTGGCTGCGCGATAGCCGCCGTAAATGGAACCCGCCGCGCCCACGCCAGCCATTACTGCTTCAGCACCCATCTGTTAACCTCGCCCAAATTGCATAGTCTTGTTTCTTAGAGCCGAACTTGCGAAGGACGCCTTCCTTTTCGAAACCAAGGAAGGTCATCCAGCGCTCATGTAAATCATCGTTAAGGCAAAGTGTCTGAAGGCGGTGGAAGTTGTTCTCACTCAAAGTTCGGTTAAGCTGCCACCGAAAGAACTTCGCATAGCCAAACTGATGAAGCACAACGTCTTTCGAGGGAAGTTGCCAAACCGTTGCCACACCAGCACTAGCCGGACAAAGCCCAACGGATGCCACATGCTTGCCTTGCTTGGTGATTGTCCATGCTTCGCCAGCGGATTCGAAAAACACAAGCTCACCTGCCGCGGCCTTTAGGCCCATCTCGCGGTAAAGTTCGCGCTCATGTTCACGGAGCTCACTGAGTGTGATATCTCGCGCCTCAAATGGTTTAAGTGTAAATCCGAACATCAAGTTTCAGTCTCCACTTCAGATGCGATCATTGAGACCGTGCACGGGAGCGGCTGATTTTGAACGATGTAAATGTTCTTCTCCCTCTCGGATCTGTCGAAAGGAGGGAGCTTCTTTTCACCGGTAAACAGAGGGATCGGTCTGTCGGCCTGGTGAGGTGTCGAGCGGAATTCGATCTGTTCTAATTTATAAGGATTCGTTCCATAGCTTGCGCCAAGCGAATTTATGAACTTCACCACAAGACCAGTCAGACTCTTTAACCTTCCGGGGCCAGACGCCAACGGCATAGTCTTAATTAGGCCGCGATAGTGAAGGCCCGCACTCACATAAGCCGCCTGTTGGTCCAATGTTATAACGCCAAGACTTGAGACAATCTTAGGTGCATGAACGCCGCCGTCTGCCACGATGGTTGCTTCCGCGTGAGCTAGATGAGTTGCACCTGTAATGCTGTTTGTGGTGAGCGCCCAGTCTCCGACTGCGAGTGCATCTGTACTTGAGAATTGTCTTAGGATCTTACAGACAACGGTGGTGGCGCTTGTGAATGTGATGATCTCGGCGCGTCCGTATCCGTTCTTCTCCCAGATCTCTCGGCCAACATCTCCAGATACAAAGACGTTTCCACTTGCCACAAAGTTAACAGCAAGACCTGTCACCGCTGCAGGAGTGAGCGTGTAGTCCTGATCATATCCGTCATATGAGAGTGCGGAATCTAAATGAAGCGCGCGGATTTGTTGATGATAGAGCGCATCTTTAAAGTCTTGATCATCTTCTTCTTCGCGTGTGGATTCGGTCCCTGAATAGTAATCTTGCCGGCGCACATACTCCGTGGGCAGATCCATAGTTTCAATGTAACTGACAGTTGAGCCACCGATCTCACGCTCTACGATGAACCACACTTGATCGGCACCCGTGGCCGTTGGAATTACCGCCACGTCTTTAAAGGAATCCGTTGGATAAGTCTTATGCGTATGCCAAGCCAGCACGTTTTCTTTTGGATCAAGGTTTAAGCCAACAAGGCTTCCATCCCAAAGCACGCACCAAAGAACATTCGGAGTGCCGCGCTGGTAAGCCATCTTACGGACACGCCCTCTTAAAACTTCATCGGCATACTTCGTTAAGTCATCGGGCTCGAATTTCCCGGTGGCCGGGTTCACGCCAAGGGTTAGCGCTTTCTTGCCGTCTTTTCTGATAAAGACCGGCTGATCACTAACGAGTTCCGGGCGAATCGCCGCAACGCCTTCGTTTGTGATGTCTCTGACAAGTACATTCGTCGGAGTAACCGCATCGTTGTTTCCCCCGCCTGACATCTTCATTGCGCCCTCAGACGCACCAATAAAAAGAAAATCAGAAGTTCCGATTAAAACTTGGATTGAATTCAAAAGCCTTGAGGCTGCGGCATAAGAGATTGCGTTCGCAGCCGCGGTGCCTGAAGTGTGAGTTGTAAACGCGCCAGCATCAGAACCACGAATGGCTTGCGGGGTGTCGATGATGTTCCCGTAAACAAGGCGCTGCTCAAAGAACGTGATGGACTTTGGCCACTTCGAACTTGAAAACGGATCACTGCCTGAGCGCGAATAGGCTGCGCATGTCCAATCGAGTTCGTTCGAAGGCCTTGTGATCTTTCTCGGCTCGCACGTGGGGTGCACGATGTACATCACGTCATGCGCCTGGGCGTACTGCATCTCTAAGAATTCAGGTGCTGTGAATTCAACCCAGTCCGGGTCAATCGTAGTCTTCTCAAAGAAGTCATCAAACTCAGAGCCAGATGGTGTCTCATCATTCGGGACGCCGTCGTCAAAGGCCCGGTAAGGCGTAAGGCAGCCGGCGATCTGAAAAACCTTAGAGCTTGGCGAAGAAGTAAATGAACCGGTGAACTTACGCTGAACGCGGAAGTTATTAGCGTCCACCACTCTGATGACCCAAGGACCGCCGTTGTGGTTTGGCGAAACAAGGCCTGTGATCATAATCTCACAAAAATCAGGAAGGCCGTGGCCGGTGAGCTCATAACCTGTGTTGTCTATATCGTATTCGTAAACGCTGGTGATGGGCCCGATACCCGTTGGATCTTGAAGGAGCGCTCCGTCTTTAAATACGCGCATCCGTCTGTGAGTGAACTCGAGCATATAGCTCTGCTCATCGCTGAAAACAAACGGCAAGAGCGTGGCGATCGAATCGGTCTCGCGGACAAATCTTGTGCCTTCGCGAAAGCGTGCAGGCCCCTGACTGTAAGGGATGAAATTGATGAGCTGTTCGCAGCCAAAGAAATAAAACGGTAAGTCATAGAGCGCTTTGAGCTTTTGGCTCAACTGCCCAGCGGAGAATCGGATCTGTGTGATGGCTGACTTAAACCCCATTCGCGTCACTCATAAATGTCACCGCGACGGGTTTTGATTCCGCGCCGGGCTGATCTTAGGCGTGAGCGGTGGATGCGTTTAGGTGGAGATTCTTGTCCGTCAGTGGCGTGAGCATCGGCGCTGGCTTCATCAAGAAGCTCTTTGAAGTCGCCAATCATATCCTTCTTGCCGCACCCAGGAGCCAGGTACATCGCAAGATCAAGCTTCAAGACTTCAACGGCTTGCGCGTCCCACTTGGAAATATTGGTGCAGTCATAAATGTAACGAAAGTTCAGCGTGCCGGATTCGTTGCACAAGAGTGTTCCGTCTTCGATTGCATAGTCAACGAGGCCCAGGTCGGCTGCGTCCACGAATCTTATAAAGTCAGACGGCAATTGATAGGCGGTGGAGTATTCGTATTCAGGCTCAGCAGCAAGCGCTGGCAGGGATACGCGTTTGGTTGCGAAGTTCCAGGTGTGGCGTCGAAGAACCGCGCGGCGTCTAGCGTCGTACCAACGCGCAACACGCTTACCTAATCTGTCCGTTGGGTTGGTGATGTTCGCAATGGGTTCTTCACTAAGAAGATCCAAGCTTGCATTGCACACATCTAAACCGGAATTAGGAGCGGCCATCAACACCCTTTCAATCAAGAAAGGGTGCGAGCACAACTAAGCGCCCGCACCCCAGGAGGGGAAGCAAATCAGAAAGGGCTTAGCCCTGCTTGACCCACAAAATTGCGGAGATAGTTCCGGCAGCCGAACCAACTGTGTTTGCAGTCAGAACGATGTCGTAGGCCGGAAGGCGCTGAGCTTGAGTGTGACCTGCAAGTTCGAATAAACGCTTGCCACGGTTTTCAATGGCAACGTCTTTCAAACCATCAAGAACTTTCGACGCACTCGAAAGATCAAGGCCGTCGGCCAAGTTGTCCTTATCGATGACTGCGCCGAGGTCAGGCTTGTAAAAGCCAACATCGTAATCAGTGCCCGCGGTGATCGCATCGCACATGATAGTCATCGAAACCGGAATCAAGTCAGCGGCGAGGCCTTTGAACAAACGGTATTTCGAACCATCGTCGTCAGCTGCGAGCGTTTCAAAGGTTACGAACAAAGGCCAAGCTTGCGAACCGGCTGCGCCTTGCGAGCGGTTGCCAGCTGCCACATCAGAATTTACATATTTATCTTGAACTGCCATTGTGTGTTCCTTTCGACCTTAGGCCGTTGCTCTGATCTTTTGGATCAATTTGTCCTCAGTACGAACGGCACCGAGTTCACCGATAATTTGCACTTGAGTCGTTTCATACAGGTCAGGGCGATCGATGATCTCAATAGAGAACTCTTTCGACATACCGACCATCATCGCGCGCGTGGACATTGCGAAGCATGAGCGCTCGCCACCAGCAACAGGAAGCATGGGGTTTGCGACCGAAGCACCATACTTAACGATGTGGAAGCCTGCAGCCTTTGTGATCTCACCGGCGTCAACAACGATGTTCTTTGTGAAGTCACCGCTGATCAATTCAGTCTCGCCCATAAGTTGCTTGTGCTCTTTACCAGCCAAACCAAGAACGAACTTCTCGGGAACGTCGTTACCAACTTCGTTTTCAGTGAAGTTCTGCATGACTTCCAAAAGCTTTTCGTAAGTCAAGCCAGAGGTTGCATCGATTGCGGTGTAACCCGAACCGGTTGCATAAGTAAGAGTGGTGCCGAACTGTTGGCCGGTAAGAACATCGGCGAACATCTTTTCAATAACAACGCGGTCAAACACACGGTCCATTGCGCGGATCATTGCTTGTGCGTAGCCTTGCTCAGGCGAGAGAAGCATCGAGCGCACGTCTGATTTGTCGATCGGCAAAGTAACCGCGAAGCGGCGCTTTGTGATCTTACGACGTGTGTGTTCGATAGAGTCGAACTGAACGGGTTGGTGGCGTCCGGTGATCTCGCGCGCTTCGACGATTCCAAGACCGTCGTATGCCCAGTTCTCACCCTTCATCGGGCGAACTTGAACGTAGGGTTTTAAGCGTGCTTGCGACTGTTGAGCCGCAACGTGAACCATGTCAGAAAACTGCGTTACTAACGCTGCATCAATTGTGTCATTAGCCATGTTGGCTTCTTCCTTTCGGATTACGGGTTAACGAAAAAACTTCTGGTTGAACGTTTCGTCGTGCTCCCCGTCTCGAAAGGACGGACACTTCTTATCTGTTTCGCGGATCGGCGGATGGCTTGGCCCATCAGCACCAGGACCCACTGAATCAGCGGGCTCCCCTGGATTTGCTTATTCTAGGCTTGATCAGCTAAATGCTGTGTCAAGCGGCCTTGGGTTTCTTCAATGCGCCGACCTTCTTATAAATCGCATCGACTTCAGCCCTTACCTTGTCGTGATTCAGGCTCATGGGGTTCTGGAAGTCTGGGCTTGCCATGAGTGCACGGGCCTTAGTTTGAAGCTCTTCAGCCGATTCACCTTGAGGTGCGCCACCATTGCCATCTAAGCGTGTGCGGTCTTCACCCACATATTTGGTCTGGATCTGGTCAGCCAGTGCCGCCATGACAATCAGAGCGTTGTTGTCGAGGTTGGCCAGAAGGGGTTTTAAATTCGCCGGCACAATTGAATCGATCAATATTTGACCAGTCTTGAGCTTCTCATCCATCTTATCGCCAAAGAGTTCCTTTGCTTTCGCGGTGAACTCAGCGTTGATCTTGGCGTTTTGATCTTGAACAACGCGGTCAATGATTGACTCGTATTCCTTTACAAGACCCTTCGCTTCGCGCGCACCAATCCCGTACTTATGCAAGATGCCCTTCACCTCGGTGTCGATCGCCGGATCAAAAGCAGCGCCTTCTTCGCGCTCAAACTCATATTTGTCCGCGGCCTCGGGTCTTCCGTTGGCTGCATAATATGCATCCCATGCTTCGGGGGCTGCATCATCTGCCGGGCGAAGTTTGCCCTGCTTACCTAGTAAGCCTTGAAGGTTGTCCATTTGCTTGAACACATCTTCATGGGACTTAAACGCCGATGCCCAGGGCTTCTCGCGGTACGCTTCTGGGATCGACGTGCGAAAATCCTGCGAATTTCCAGCGGGCGCGGCTGGTGTTGCTGGTGTATTGGGAGTTGCCGGCGGGGTTGCTGGTGCGGCTGCAGCCGGCGTGGCCGGCGCCGCGGGTGGCGTGACGTTCTCTGTGCTCATATCTATTCCTCCTTGGTGGGTTCTTCTTCTTTTCTAAATTCAATGTCCTTTAAAACTTCCACATCGATGAGCGCCCTGAGCTCACGATAAAAGTCTTGGCGCTGGGCGAAGTAACTGGTCAGTGAATCCATGATCTCGCCGGTTTGTGGATTAATAGCTGTCGTCGTCGTAAACCAATGGCACTGCTCCGCAATCCATCGAAGAGTGCGCTTGCCGTCTTCTGTGGCGAACGTGCGATTGATTGAGCCTAAGATGCGCGGTTCAGTGTTAGAAACCGCTTGGCGCGCCTCACGGCGAGCCTTGGCCTTATCGTAAATGTTTCCCATACCCCTCCCGAATTCTGCTTAACTTAGGCCGCGGGCTTAATGTTCGAAGCCTCAGCTGCAATCGCAACCTCTTGCGCCGCCTGTTGTGCTTGTGCCTGCTGCTCCATGATCTGAGCTCTTTGCTGACGAATCGCTTCGATCTTATCTCGCGCGGCCAAGATCTCAGGTGGAGCGCCATTGTTCCGCGATAAGATCTCAATGGCTTTATCACCCTCGAGCCCATCAAGAACGTCCACATTGCCCTCAGCCTGAGCGATCATGAGTGCGTCCTGATATGTGCGGCGGATCCCGTTTGCCTCTTCTGCTTCCATCATGCGCGCAGCCGGCGAGAGGAACTTGATCTCGTAGAACTCTTTGCCGCCCAGAATTAGCTTTGCGATCTCATCAGGGATGATCACCGGCTCTTCGCCTTTAGACATGGCGATCCTGTGCTCAATTGATCCCTCAATCAGTCCAAGTTTTCCAGCGCGGTACATGATCGATGTTGCACGCTCTGTGATGTTTTGAAGAACTAAGTTTTGGCGGCTAAAGACTTCGCCTAAAGATTCACCGCGAAGCTGAGCTCTGAATTGAACTTCACCAAGTGTCATCTCGGTCTGGTTGTTGAAGTCAATCAGGCGGTCGAGCATAAAGGCTGAATTGATGTTTGCCTTGATCTCTTCAATGGCCTTGTCCGCCTCTCTAATATTGCCACCGTCGTAAAGCGGAAACACAGGTGGACCACCTTTAAGTTTGGCTGAAGCCTTAAAGATGTTGGTTGCACGCGGACTCATATCAAGCTTCGCATTACCTAAGATTGAATCCGAATACATCGCGGTTGGCGGCTCCAGTTGCATTTCAATTGCATACATTCTGGATTCTCTGAGCGCGTTTAATTCAAGGATGTCGGGCAAAGCATTCATTGCAGGCGAGCGTCCATATGTTTCGCCTCTAAGCTTTTTGTGAAAGCCGACTTCCACCGGCATCTCAGGAAAGCCCGACTCCAGGATCTCATGCTTAGTGTCGCGCTCAACGTGGACCGATCTGATTGGCATATTGAGATTGGATAGGTTTCCAGCCTTCAAGTCTCTTCTGCGATCGATGAAGTGAATGATTGAGAACTTCTCTCCTAAAGTGTGCGGATTCTTTGCACGCTCCTGGAGGTTCGGGCTTAAGTTTTCCAATCCATAGGTGTCGATGATCTTGCGGAGCTCCCAGCAATACTCGCGCGAGATCTCAAGCAGTTGACCATCGCGCCCGTGGCTGATTCCCATCTCATCCACACCCCAAGCCTCAAAGCTTAAGTCGGATTCAGTGCCGGGCCATACGCCAAGGCCAGCGGTACCGAAGCAAAGCTCATCGGCCATATATTCAGAGTATGCGTTTGCAAAGCCAGCCTTAGGATCATCGAGGGCTGCGCGCATCGTTTCATTAAAGAACTCGAAGTATTTCTTAACGTCGTTTGAAGCCTTTAGTTTTCTCGGCGGCTGCGCTTGAAAGGACTTAGAGCCTGAGCGCCAAAGCATTCCGATTAACGCGGCTGAAGACTTCGTACAGGCATCAACGCCTGTTGAGTCGAACAGGTTCTCGTTAAGCATTGAGCCTTCGGATTGCTTTGCAGTGAAGCCAAGCTTTTGTTGGCTTACGTACTCGCCCAATATTTGGAAGTACTCAAGCCATGGCATCTTGTTCTTCTTGATCTCATCCGTACGCCGGACAACGTAAGCGCCTGTAGTTTCTTGCATGTGGTTCCTTTAGGCTGCGATCTCGTCGCGAGCGATCAGATCTTTAAAGTCTTCATCACGCCCGATCTTCTTTAATTTCGCGCGCAAGGTTCTGCGATCCACACCTAGGACTTTAGCGGCTTGGGTTTTATTTCCCTCACACGCTTCCATGGTGGACAAGATCACAAGGCGCTCAACCGCATCTAAGCTCATGCCGGGCTGAAGCACGATTGCGTTTGCTGGAAGCTGGCCGTTTGGAAGCTTTGGTGTACTCATTTAAATCCCTCCAAGAGCTGCGCGTTTGGGCATAAGCGGGTTCTTGATTCCCATCGGTGCCGTTTGATTAAGTCCAAGGAATCCTCGGCGGCGCTCTTCTAAGCGCTTCTTCTCTTCAGCCGCGCGTGCAGCGTCGGCTTGGCCGGCGGCGATCGAATCGGAGTCATTAAGACCGCCGAGTTCTTTATGCGCCTGGTTCCCACTGATGAGCCCGTAACCAAGATTGCCTGTAACGAAAGTACCAAGGGCTTGTAAGCCGCCTCTTTTTTTACCCATCTATCTTCCTTTTCTTAAGCGTGACCTAGTTTTCATATTTGATTCGCGCTTACCTGCAGACGCCGCATAGGAATTCGCGTGCTGAACGGGGTAAGCAAACGTGAGTGCAAGACTATCTGCCATGTCCGGGCTGAAGCCGAATTCCTTCTTGATCTTTTCTTTAGGCGTAAGAACTTTGCGGCTTGAGGAGTTGAGTTTGAAGTCAGGGATGATGGCTAAGTCTTGGTGCAGCTGATCACAATTCGGGATTGATACATGGCCGGCTAGCCAGTCTGCCATGTCACCATACATCTCAGCGCGTTTATTTAAATAGACTTGGGAGTTTGTTGCACTTTCGCCAAAGTGAACGCCGTGGACCACATCATCAAAGCCAAGCTCATGTAAGCGATCGATTGCGCCGTGACCATAGGCCACATCAATGAAGACGGCAGCTGGCTTGTGTTCCTTTATGTATGTTCCAACAATTCCCACAAGCTTCATCTCGTTCATCGTTTCGCCTTTAGACGGATCCCAAACGTGTTGCGCGGGCACTTCTCGCCCACGACGGAATGTAATTACAGTTCTATCTCCGTCGCGTGCTGGATCAACCCCAAGGATGAGCGGTGCAGGCTTGTCGGTGATCTCGGATTGCCTGGCCTTCATGATATGCGTGGGCTTGATAAGTCCACCGCCTGAGACTTCAAATGCTTCGTGGACCGTTGCCGGGTACTCGCGCTTGAATGCATCGACCGATTCAAGTTCGACAATCTTAGCCCTTCGCCAGGCCATTTGGCCTAACGACAGGTCATAAAGATCCCGGTACTCAAGCTCTTCTTGATTGAGTTCGAAGTCGTCTGGAATCTCGCGCGAATATTCCGGCTGCCAAAACCAAGGAACAAAGCAGAGTTGAAAGTCACCGCGTCCATTAAGCGCATCGATGGCCATCTGGTGAAACATATTGCCCATGCCGTTTGCCGTGGACTCTAACCAAATCTCAGTGCCACGAAGACCGGGAACGGTTTGAAGTGCACCCTTTCTGATGTCCTTTGTGTTTTCCCAGTAGGCAACTTCTGACCCATGAAACAGGCGGTTTGTTCTGGATCTTCCGGCCGCTTTACTGCCCGCCGTTGCCACTGCATATCTAGAGTCAAGATCCGCAAAGACCAGTTCCTTTTCGTTTGAGTGCGCGGTCTTCGGCCTGACTCGCGGATCAACGTTGTCGTGATAACGCTTCACCATCTCGAATAAGTTCTTAGTCGCATCGTCAAGGTGAGTGATGATGAAGGCGTTCGTTCCCTTTTGGCGTGTGGTCTTGTGATAAAACCTCGCCTCAATATATGTGGACATCCCTTGTTGGCGTCCTTTGACCACGATGATTCGAACCCAGCCGGTTTCCTGAAGTTGGCGTTCGGCCATGTCGTGGGCGTATTTCTGCGCGCGGTTAAGCTCGAGCGTTTGAATCACCCCGCCTTCTTTGGGCAGGATCTTAAGTGGTGAAACCTTCGCAAAGAACTCGAAGTCCGATTGAAGTCTGTGATGTGTTTCGATTTGGCGTGAGGTTAGGCGACTCATGCTGCGCCTCGATTGGACAATAAGATCAGCACGCTGACTCTATTCATCCTCAACCCCAATCTCATCAAGGAAGTCCACATACGTTCCACCAGCTTGAAGATCTTCGGTCTCAGCTGCAGGCCTGCCTTCTTCGCGGTCAAATATAAGAGCCGCGGCCTTTGGATTCTCAGCCGCTTGTTTCATCTGACCGAACACAATGCGGTCACGCTCAGTTAGTGGGCGGCCTAGCTTTCCTTCTAATACGCGCAAGATCTCTTTGTTGGGATCATCGTGAAGAACAATCGCCGGCAACTCCATGATCTCTCTGATCACAGTACGAAGACGCTTTCCCTTTGGAGCTCCGGCAGGATTGCCAGACTGCCCAGGAGGAAACGGCTTGAGGTTTGTCAGTGACTTAGCGTTCTTCTTTCCTGCCATGTTTCTTCTTGTAAGGAGTGATGCATATTCCACACCATGCACGCGAGATCAGCGAGCCAACCTCATTACCCCTTAACATCTTTGTGTTTTCGCCATCGGATACAGCAATTTCTGGAGAAGTTTCGAGGCCGCAATGTTCGCAATACTTTCGAAGTTCAATCATCACTCGCCTTCCTTCCACCACTTAGGTGCGGTCATCGCGTAAGTACTAGAGCCTGAGGTCATGGGCTCTAAACATTCACGGCATTTGAAATGGTCTTTACGCGAATAGAGTTTTGAATCGGCGGACGTGTACTCAACGCTCAACACAGTGTCGGTCTTTACCCAGTCGTGCTTGTGCTTGAGGATGGATTTCTGTTCGCCAGCCATCTATACCCACACCACATTGATATGATCGAAAATCCAAAAAACTAGTTCGATCAGCTTCCAGATCGCGAGAGGCCACGCAATGAAGGTGGAGATCAGAACGAATTTATAGATGCCGTCAATAACGTCGCCAAAACTATTTCCGTACATCATTCCTCCAATATAATTGCGATCACACGGCCATCGCGTGAGGTGATCAATCCATACCCATGCTCATCGGGCGGCCACATCTCGGCGGCACCTTTGAACTGAACCCACATAAGACTCATTGCCTCGCCGGATGAATTAACGCGCGATACATTTATGCGCTCACCCGGCTTCGCGTTGGGCTTATACTCTTTGACAATCATTCAATTTCTTCGATGAGCATTAAGGCGAGCACCGTCAGTGAGATGCCGGCCGCCATGCCGATCCAGAACAAATCCAATTAGGCTTTACCGAACTCAGCGGCACCAGCTTTGCCCTTACCCTTGCCTTTGCCTTTAGCCGGTGTTTTCACGGGCGCTTCGTCGGCTTTACCGAACTCTTGTGGTGCAGTCTCAACAGGAGCTAGGTCCGCCTTCTCAGGCTTTCCTTTGCCGCCCTTTAAAGTTTGGCTTTCAATCCCACACGTGCGAAGGCGTTTGAAGTTTGCAAACTTCTCTTTCAAGTACGGTTCGATAAGTTTGTTTTGAATCACTGAAAGCGCCTCGCCGTCGCATACATCTAGTTCAAACGTGGCTTCATAGAGTGCCTTTGGCTGAGCCTTATCTGTGGTGATGTACTCGCCCTTAACTCTGATGACATAGATCTGTTCTTTCATGTGGTCTCCTTATTGTTTTGGTACGTAAACTTGAATGATTTCGGCCTCGCTCACCCATTCGGACACGTGTCGCTCGCTTTGTTGATTGAACGCATAATGAATTCCGTTTCGATCAATGCGAATCGCTGCAATCTTGGCGTAAATTTCATATCCTTCGGTGCGGATAGAGCTGTGCGGCGGATAGCCCATGAGTTCTACGACTTGACCCACCTGATACTTCGTTCTGATTACTGGCATCTACTTCCCCTCCATTACAATCCAATCGAATGCGAGCAGAGCGGGCTGAGCTGGAAGCCACGTCTCTTTCTGTTCATCACGGCAAATCTCAATCACGCCGATGGCTGAAGGGTTCTCTTTGTTCACCACATACTTAAGGTGAACGCCGCTTGGCCACTCTTTGCGGCGAACCTTATTGCCGGCGCGCAAGTGCCTGAGCGCACGCCCAAAATCAATGTGAAGTACAAGCTCACTCGCCATGGCTTCCTCTAGTGCGAAGCCTAATGAGACCGGCACGGCAGCCATGAACGACGGATCGGAACACGTGGTCTTTAATCTGTTGAGCCTGAGGGAGATCCCCGAAAGCAACAAGGCACGGGTGCGTCTTCTTGTCGGGATCTTTCGTCTCGCCATACACCCATCCTTGCTCGAGCTTCTCTTTCATCCACGATTCATGCGATGCGGGAGCCCAATGATTGCCGGATAAATGGAGCTCAACGCCCTTGCGTGCGCTCTCTTTCTGCCAGGTCGGAGCCTTTGGCCAGGGCAGCTGAGAGTCGTCGCCTAGCGATTGGCAATAGGCACGGTTTGCTTCATGACAAATGTGGGCGATCAAGTCGATGTCGTCTTTGCTGAATTTGTCCATTTCAATCTCCATTGTATGCGTTTAAATATTTCATCTTCTGTGTTTGCCTGCAGGATTTACAGAGCGAGAAGCCTTCATAGATTCCTGTTGTCTCGTTAAGCGTCTTTCGAACCTTGGCTCGCTGACATCCTAGGCAATTCTTGACCAGGACCTTTGGGCGACTTCGGGTGGTCATTCACTGCATTGCCTCTGTTCAGAGCCTTCATATTCTTGGACAAGTCTGCGCAATCGAATCGCGTGTGTCGCAATAATTTGGCATACACGGCTTTCAGAAACTTGGAGTTGTTTGCCAATTTGTTTCATGCGCAAAGCTTCAAAGAAGTAGGCGTCCAATATTCTTTTGGTGCGCGGAGCTTGGCGCTCAATGTATGTGGCAACTAGTTCAAGAACACGCTTGTGGTGAATCTTGTTGATCAGCTTTTCTTCTGTGGTCTCGCCGCCGGTTACAACTTCCATTAAGGACTTGCGATCGATGTCTCGAATCGTGCCCTGATGCTCCATTGAAACCACGGTCAAGGGCTGAGCCATTGTTTCTAGGGTGAAGGCTTCTTCTGTGGAGCATCCGAGGTGCTTTCCAACCTCATCGATTCGTGGCCGGCGGCCGTATTCCATGGTCAAGAACTCAACGGCTCTATCGAATTCCTTTTGTCGATCGCGAACAGACCTGGGCGCAATGTCCACTGAGCGCAACTCATCAAGCATCGCGCCGCGGATGCGGAATTCTGCATAGGTCTTGAATTTGTTCTCGCGCTTGCGGTCGAACTTACGGGCAGCATCGATGAGGCCCGTGTTGCCGGCGGACACCAAGTCATCTCGTTCTATATTGGATGGAAGGCGCGCAATCATCTTGTCCGCGACAAAGCGGACCAGCTTCTGATTCTCTTCAATCAGTTCGAATTCATCCTTTAGTTCTTCGGCGGCGCTCATGCCGGTTCCTTTTCATCATCGATCGCATACTTCTTGCGCATCGCGATTCGCTTCTGGTGCTTGATGATCATCTCGATCACCGGCACTGTGCAGTCACCGATCACAGCCAGGGCATCGACAGGTACACCCTTCTTGTGGGCTTTATAGATCTTCTCTGCGAGCTGGAATGGCACGCTGACCACGTAGCCCGAACTCATCAAGCCTTCTTCTTGCGGCGAACTGACGGCAGATAGGCCGCTAGCTTCTTAAGCATTCCGGTTTCTTTGGTCAGAAGTACGGTGATGTCTGTGAGAGCTTGATTGTAAGCCATGACCATAGACTTCTGAACGAGTCCGCCCGTGTGCTTTTGAAGTTGGGCATACTTTGCGACCATCGGTGCACGCTCACGCGCAATTGCCAGCGCCGCCTGGAGCTCAGGAGTTAGGGCTTCGATCCCGACAGCTGAGCCGGTCAGTGTGGACGCAGCTTTCAATGTTCTTCGATGGTACACAGATAGGACAAAACGCTTCACCGCTTTGAAATACTTCAATCAATCCCTCCTGGACTTGTGGTTTAAGCGTGAATTGGGCGCGGACAATTCTCGAACAATTGGTCAACAATTGTTTGAACTGGTCTGGAAGCGTGGCGGTGAACTGCGCATAATTTATGCATGAGCACTGATAACGATGCATTCAGCAATCCCCCAAAGAGGAAGCCTTTGAAGCATACCAATCAGTACATATCAGATGACCATGAAGCTAAGCTTGAGGTCCTTAAGCGGATCAACTTCAGGGGCACTACGGATCAAATGCGCCGGGTCCTTGAGAAGGAAATTGATCGGCTGTATGGCTTGGCTCAAATGATCGGCGGGGTGAAGCCTGAGCGCGTGGTGGAAAACACCACTCCGGATCTCTTCCTTGATCACCGGAGCGCCTCTAAGGCCTTGGACACATGATGCCAGAGTCTGTCATGAAGCCGCAAGACAGGGTCTAGGTTTCATGGGTAAACGCCGCACAAAGTCCGCGCCCATCGTGGATGAAGTCACGTACACGCCTAGAATTGCCAAGGACAAGAGAAGCTTCGCGCTCCTGATGGAATCCACTCGCCCGAAGAGCTATTATGAATATTTGTCTTTTATGCAGGCGTGGGTTCACAACGAACTGAAGAAGTTGGGCGTGGAGCCGAAGGGCCCGGCGCAATAAAAAACCCGCCTGCTCCCCCACGGTTACAGACGGGTCTTATGGTATCGCGTTTGAAGCGGACTAGCGCTTCATTTTCTTAGCGGTCTTAGCCTTGGTGATTTTCTTCGCGCTCTTCTTAGCGCCTTTTTTCATTCCCTTTTTTGTCGCCATATTACCCTCCCATGGGTTGGCTTGTTGTAACACTCTCTGATTTAAAGATGTTCGCGCGAACCGCGCAATCTTTTGCTTCCAATAACTTTCGCAGTGCAGTGGTGCGCTCCGGATTAGCCGGCAGAGTTTTGAAAAGCGTCTGGGCTAACTCTCCAAACGGTTTACTGATTGTCTGCAGGTGCGCTGGCAGATGGTCGTATGCGAAGAACTGCATGATGTGCTCATGGTACATTGTGAACCTCCTTGGTTCTGTTGTTTGGGTCTTCGTTCCTAAGAATCCGTTGCTGCATCCGCGCGCGCTCGAGCTGTCTCACCCTTTCGGTGCGCTTTAAAGACTTGTACTTCTTCTTGAAGTAATCGACGTGCATCCCTAGATATAGAGCCGTCTGGTATAGGTTGCCTTGGTGCTGGGTCACGGCATTGAAGATGTAGTCACGCTCCCATTCATCGCGCGCGAGTTTGAATCTTGATGGTTGCTTCACGTCTTCTTCTCCAATCTCCATCTAAGGTGTGCAAGTTCTTCGGCATACGCTTCCATCAGGGCCCCTTTACTTTTCCGAAGCTCCTTCAATTCTTGCTTCATTCTCTTATTCGAATTCCTGACGGCGTTGAGGTATCTCTTTTCCACCACTTCAATCGGCACGCTGCCCGTGCGGTTGATTGCTTCTTCTGCATCTGCGAAGGCAAGGTCAGGGCTGTGCTCAAACCGAACCAGATGCCAAACCTTCATTCGGTTTCTTCCAGCTCGCCGCTGAACCCTAGTCCCGCCTGGGCGGGTGATCCAAAGAAGTCCGCCGGGATTCTTGTCCGTACATTTTGTGCTGCCTCGAATCGTTCAGGGAAATACTTCCGCTTGTCCTCATCACTTAGGCAATGGAAGCAGGCGAACAAGATCTCGGCACCCTCGCCCACGTTCATCAGATCATCAGTTGTGCGCTGTTGGCCGCAGCCGTCACACTTCATTGATCAAGCTCCCTGTTTCCTTGGGCTCAAAGCATCGCTTGCCTGACTTGAGGTAAGCTTCACCCTCTGGCCCGTTCATCTTCTTGTGAGCATCCTCCAGCTTGTCGCAGTAGTAACCATTGGGTCCTTCGCCTTCCATCACATTGCCTTCGTAGTGATTCAGCCAAAGACAGTTCGCGCAGTTCTTCTTCATTCGTTCCCCTTCAGCCGCGCGATCTCGCCGGCATATTCGAACACTCGCGCCTCTTCCGCTTTGAGCAGGGCGCGGGTTTCATCAAGCTCCACCTTGAGTGCGTCGTGCGCGGACTTCTCGATGACATGAATCAGTCCGTATTGCCATTGCAACGGTCCCTGATGTGGATGCTTTGTATAGGCGTCACCGAAATAGATCGACTCTTCATCATCCTTCTCATGCTGATCCTCATCGATCCAAAACTCACGCGGCTTTGCGCTGGCCGGGGTGGGGTTGATGCGAGCGCGGTCCTCTGCTTCAAGCTTGTCGAGATTGCACCACTGGCACGGCATTGCCATCTTGTGGGTCGGGCATCTGTCGGGAGTCATGTATCACCTTGATCTTTCAGAACAGTTAGATTTATCCAGGCATTGAAGAGCGTGAAGAACGTAGTCGGAGCAAAGTCCTCGAACCGATCGAGGCGCTTGCCAATCCCAATTAGCGTGAGTGTTGTAGATATACAGATGACATAGAACATTGCATTTCTAAATTGTAAGAAGCGCTCAACCTTCTTTGTGTTTCCCGACGGCTGCCATGAAACGAGCTCGCCCCTTAGCTTATCGATGAACGCAAAGAAGTAAGCATAGCTCGCGACTTGTCTCGCGCGTGGTGCATACAGCCCGAACTTGTGCGTTGTCCACATTGGAACAACAAGGAAGCCATAGAGAAACGAAGGGAAACTAAAGACTAGGTTGTACCAATGAACAAGCTCAGGGAAAAACCAGATAAGAATTAGACTCGGCATTGAGATCAAAAACACAGTCACGCCGCTTGAAATATAGAAGAGCATTCCACTTAGGTAACAAGCCTTCTGCATGATGGTTAGATTCGATGTCCAAAATTTCCGACTTAGGAATAGCGAGATTGAGCCCGTTGCCCAGCGGTATTGCTGCAGAAAGAAGCTCTTTAAATCATTCGGGCATATGCCACGCGCGAGACACACCGGAACATACTTCACCCGCCATCCAGCGTCCGTAACCATGAAGCCAGTGTGCACGTCCTCAGAGTATGCAATCGCAGCGGTTCCACCAAAGGGTTCGAGCGCTGACCTTCTATAGAGAGCGTTGGAGCCCACACAAATGGGCGCTCTAAAGTGATCGCGTGAAACTTGGATCAGCCGATAGAAAAGTTCTTGAATATAACCCGCACCCTTCTCAACCCACGTCTGCTCATTGAGCACGCTAAAGAACTGAGGCGTCTGCACAATCGCGGTTGTTGGATCATTGTGCATATAGATAAGCGTCTCTTGGAGGAAGTTCGGATGAGGACAAAAGTCAGCGTCGAAGACTACGAAGAAATCTCCGGACGTTTGAGCAAAGGCGTTTCGTAAATTGCCAGCCTTCTTAAGCTCCCCTGGGTTGGCGCGCGTAATGTAGTTGAAGCCAAACTCTTCAGCCAAAAATTTCACATGCAGATCAGCTGCATCGTCGAGAACAAAAACCTTTAGGCTCTTGTAGCTAAGTCTCGAGATATGAATCCATGTATTTCGAAGTACCTCAAGGGGTTCGCCACACACGGGCAAGTAAACGTCAACGGATCCCATGTCGTAGTTGAACTGAAGACTTGAAAGAACTCGATGCTGTTCAAAATCAAAGTCGCGCCCGAGAAGGCCAATCAAATAAGATAGCCCTAGGTACACAGTCATGACGACCGCATAAGCTGAGAAGAAGAACAATGCTGGATGTGCGGTGACGTATAGCCAAAGACCGACAAGCAAACTCAGGACACTCAAAACTCCCGGCGCATACAGGGAGTATCGCCGGGGTTTCGAATACATGAACCGCTCGAAGTCTTCGGGCGCTTTCGGTAGAACTACCATAGATTAATCGTGAGCTTTCCAATGATCTCTTGAACTACGGTGTCTTCCGAAAGCTCACCTTCACGTGGGCGATATGCCAGACGAATACCCGGAGACACAGTCAAGAATTCGCCCACGAATATATCCACGGAGTTCTTCGTGACGAACCACTTCGAGTAAGAGTCACCCTCATCTTCAAGCATAGAGTCACCAAAGCCAGTCCATGAATTCAAAGCAGCTCTATCAGAAATGAGAGTCTCATAAATCCCAAGGCCAACCATGTAAGTGGTTTGTTCATTCTTCGGATTATATCGCGGCTCGAAAGATAGCTTGCCGCTTGCGAACACAGAACCAGTAAAGAACATAAACATTAGAATCAAAGTTGCACGCATATAAATACCCCCTAAGGTCTTTGCGTTTTGTTTTCTTGAAGATGAATTCAAAAATCTGTTGTGCCATTCCTTCGCTTTGCGAGCGCAGCATCTAGCGGTTCACCTAGAATGAACTCCATACTTTTCGTTTGTGCTTTCCCCCTTTCAAAATCGAATTCAATTACACTTGAGGTCTTAATAATTTCGCCGTCCTTAAAACGTGGATGATCGTATATATACCCAAAGACTTGATTCTGTGGACCTATATACCAATGCTCGATTCTCGGGCGCTTGCCCGTCTCGCTCACTTCTTCTTCCTTGGTTTCTTCGGAGTGAACTTATCCACGTACACAGTTCGCGCAGTGGTGTTGGTGATCACTATGCCGCGCACCTTGGTGTTATCACCTGGCGCAAGCGGATTGCCTGAGCGCTTTGTTGGACGCTTTAGAATTCGGATATTGATCATGTATCCCCTCTCTTAATTAAATCAGTCATTGCCTTAACCATGTTCGCACCAGTCTGAAGGCTCGCGGCCAACGCATTTGCCGCTGAGATTGCTGTTTCAATCCGGTGAGTTTCCACCCGTTGAGTTCCTTCCTTTGACTTCGCTAGATCCGAATCGGTTACGCACTCTTCGATTAAACCCATCAACCTGTCTGCGGACTTGTTCAGTAAATTCAGCGAACGAAAGGCGGCCATCTCTAAATTCGCGCGTGAGTCGCCTGATTGCGCGGGCTGGGTTTCGCCGATCGCGGCGAGCTCGCTCCTTGGCGGCGTTTGCGTCTCGCTCTGCTTGGTATCGTTCTCGGGCGGCGGCATTAACCGCGGCTTGGTCTTTTCTGTTTCGCTCGAGTCTGGCTGCATTGATTCGCTCCTTGTTGGCATAGTAGTAGTCTTTGGCTCTTTGGCGCGCGCGCTTGATTTGTTCCGGCGTTTGGTTCCGGACCCTTCTTCTTTCCAGGCATCGCGCTCTATACTCCGCGTTCTCGGCAATGCGCCGACGGTAACGCTCTCGATCTTTCTCTCGACGTCTGGCAATACTTTCCGGGGACCGCCCCATTTTTCGAACTCCTGTGCACAGTGAAGCGAATGAAACCTCTGGGTGCTGGCCGGCGTGACACGCATGACTTGACCGCAGTTACCGCACGGCCGTGACTCAAGCGTTACAGTTAGAACTTCGGTCAGCATGTCGCGCTCACCGATTCAAAGAGTGGAAGCTGCCCCTGTCTACGGCTCTGCAATTCATCTTCGATCGCCTCTCGCTTGCTCCGGCGGCGATCGAACTTCTTGTAAGCATTGTGATAAGCGGACCGCGCCTTGAGCTCTTCCGACCGGGCTTCTGCTAATGCGTTCTCGAGTCGCTCGATAGCGCTCCGAAGTGGATCAGCCTGCATTGGCGTCCCCTTGTCCGACGAAAACCAGAAACTTCTCTTCAACACCGGGACTGACTACGTACGGTTTGAACTCGGCGGCCGGATCGAACGGCGGCTCTGGTGAATAGGGACCCGGCGGCTTAGGCTTGACCGGCTTCAGCGTTTTCACTTCCCGGTTTATCCAAGTCACAATCTTGGTGGGCCAGTGTGCTATATCAATTGGCTTCTTCTCCGCGGCGTAATGGTTGACGCAGTTCCGGATGGTGGCATTCAGTGAGGCCTTCGTGAATCGTTCAAGCAGATCGTCTCGTACGGACTCAGGCAGCTGATTGAATAGAAGGTTGACGGTTTCATCCCTCCCCAGCATTTCCCCCAATGGCGTAGCCTTCTGTGCTGGTGCTTTTCCATCAGCAACAGCAAGAGTTTTGAGCTCAGAGGGAGAGGGAGAGGGAGAGGGAGAGG